AATAGCACTTCTCTAACATGATTAGCGTCTTCCTGGTCCATACCATACCAAGACACCACATGCTCGTAGAAACACTTCATCAGTTCATAGGGCAGATGACCATCATAGTTGGAGAAATCCCCGGCTATGATACGACGGCCCTTCCCTAAATGATTGACTAAGTGTGTCCACTCCATGCTATAGGGATTAATGCCGACTGCCGAACCATTCATGATCCGGTTACCCATGAACCAATCGACATACGCGCCATAGTACATCCTTACCAGGATTGCCCAATGCACAGGTGCTCCTGATATCTTCCGAGTTTTGCCCGCCATTACCTTCTCTAGTAGACGCCGCTCATCTTTATTAAAGTCACGGAACACCACAGCCATCCGTATACCTTCCTTGGCTGCATGCTCCAACTTCATGACCATGTCAAAGAGAGCGCGTTCCTCTTTGGAACCAAATTCGTACTGGTCTTCGACACCAAAGAATATTTGTTTTCCTTTCAGTGTTGTGTTGTACATAAGGCTCCAAGGGTAACCAGCACTCGTAGACCGTGGTATGCCATTTATACCAGCAATACCATCGATCCCAGCCACTGCCTCTTCATAAGACAAGGTCCTCTTCCCAACAGGAGTATCATATTGTGTTTTGGCGTTAATCAGCTTGCTAGAGTATGCCTTTGCGCACATCTCTAACAAGCGACTATCCATTGGCTTTATAGGAATGGAATACTTGTGTGTGGCCTCCATGGCAGGGTCTACCAGCAGCCCATCACTCATAAATGGGTGTAGGCGTGCAGGTCTGGTCTGAGGTTCATACCCAACCTTTTTATATATAGGTGACCGACAAATTGCCGATTTGCTTATGTTTGGCACACTATCCAACATTCCTAAGTTAACTTTATTTGGAATGATGCGATTGTGGGGCACCATCGGCAAGTCATTGAAGGATAACTCGTCACCCACTTTAAAGAGTTGGGTTGGATCACTACTTACGCAACCCTGCCCCTTAATCATAAACACACCCTGGTCTTCGAAGTGTTTTACGCACGCGTCATACAATTCCGTAGACACACGCACACCGTAACTGGTCTGGTGACCTCTCCCAGCCACATGGAATCCCAACAGTTTCTGACATCTCGTCGTCGTATTCATCAACATTATTGGCATCCCACAGTCGCCGGCAGAATT